CCCGTGCGTGCGTGTGTCCAAAATTCGGGTATAGGGGGTTAAAAAATCAGCCTATGGAACGTCGAGGACGACCAAGAAAACCGGACGCTGTAAAAGAAAAGCAAGGAACGCTCCGACCAAGCCGCGTAAATGCAAATCCAATTCCGGCAACAGTTGTAGATATGATACCGCCAGCCCCTGAGTGGCTTGATGAAGTAGGCCAGGCTGAGTGGATTGAAAAAACCAGGGTGCTACATAAAATGGGCATCCTTGAACGGGCAGATTTGACCTTGCTTGCTGCTTACTGCAATGAGTGGTCGATCTACATAATGGCTGATAAAGAAATGCGGGCGGGTCCGAATGGCCGAATATATGTGGTGAAGGATGGCAAAAAAATCAAGTACGCTGCATCAATGCCGTGGGTGAAGATCGCAAAAGATGCGCTGGAGCAAGTGCAAAAAATAGGCGCCGAGTTTGGCTTTTCTCCTGCAAGTCGTTCAAAAATATCAATACCAAAACAAGAACAGGAGGAAAGCAAAATTTCAAAATTATTAAAAGGGATCTAAGATGTGAATAAAGCGGAGCGTTACATAAGCGACGTACTTGCGGGTAAGTTGCTTGCTGGTAAAAAAATAATCCAGGCATGTAAGCGCCACGAATCGGACCTTAAGAAATCCCGAAAGAAGGATTTCAAATTTTATTTTGATCCAAAAATCGCGGAAAGGGTCATTGATGCTTTTGAGTTGCAGCGCCTGGCAATTGGAGAAAAAACAGATCAGCCATTTGTACTGATGGCATGGCAAGCGGCGATACTATGGATGGCTTACGGATGGCGCCGAAAAGACAACGGTCGCCGCAGGTTTATCAAGTGCTACATAAAGGTAGCACGTGGGAATGCAAAAACCGAGTTTCTTGCAGGTGTTGGAAACATCGGGTTCTATTTTGAAAATGCCAAAGACCCCCAGATTTACTGGGTGGCGACAAAAAAAGAACAGGCGAAAATTGGATTTAAGCGCCAAAAAACCATGGCCGAAAGGCTGCGCCGCGATTTCAAAGAGATTGCGGCAATAAGTGATACGTCGGTAAGCAGGATCTATGAAACAAATGGCGTGGGATATGTAACATACTTGGGCAAAGATTCGAAAAGCGAGGATGGATTCAGCCCATTATACGGCCTGATTGACGAGTACCATGCCCACCCAAATGATGACATGATCCATGTAATTGAATCGGGCATGATAAAAAGTGAAAGCCCATTCACCTGGATTATCACAACGGCGGGAAATAACCCTGTTTGCCCATGCAAGCAGTTTGAGGATCGGGCGGTGAAAATGCTGAATGGCGATGTGGAAATGGATACGCTTTTGGCTTTTATTTTTGACCTCGACGATGGCGATGATTGGACTGATGAAAAGAACTGGCCAAAAGCTAACCCAGGGCTAGGGATATCGGTGGACATTGACAGCATGCGTGGTGAGTTCCAAAAAGCACTCACCGAGGGCATTGCCAAGGAAAATAACTTCAAAACCAAAAACCTCAACATCTGGGTATCCAGTTCACATGCCTGGATCAAGGATGAAATTTTCCGAGCAGCAGGAAAAAGGTTTGATAAAACCGAATTGAACGGGCGCCTTTGTTTTGGCGGCCTCGACTTGTCAAAAAGTCGAGATATAACCTGCCTGGCATTGTTTTTCCCGGCAATGGAGCCAAAAGAGGCCCATAAAGCATTGTTTTTTTTCTGGTGCCCCGAGGACATGGCAAAAGAGCGCACCCGGTTGGATGCGGTACCTTACATGCAGTGGGCAAAGAATGGATGGCTTACGCTTACTCCAGGCGACATAATCGACTATGATTACATCAAGTTGGAATTTTTGGAATGTTTTAAACAATACGAACTACATTCCTGTGCGTATGACCGGTGGCGAGAAAGCGAATTGATTCCGGATATTGTAAGTGAAATAGGTCCGGTGCAGACTGAAACTGAGCAAATACTTGAAGGATTTGCCCAAACAGTGGGCAATTTTTCGGGGCCATGTACCGAACTTGAAAATATGATTTCAAAAAAGAAACTCAATCACGGGCGCAATCCAATTATTGAGTGGATGAACCGAAATGTGGTAATTGTTTCGGATCACAATGGCAATATCAAGTTTGACAAGGCCAAATCAAAGGAAAAAATAGATGGAATGGTGGCTTTGGCCATGGCCATCGCACAGTACATAAAATATAAACACACAATTCCTGACGGATCAAGCGATATCGTAGCATTATGAAGCCAACATTTGCCGAATTTCTCAAACTTTATTTGGATCATTTGGGCGCAGAAGATGCACCTACATGCTTCATCGCTTATTGTAGGGCTGAGGCAGATGTTTTTTCTCAATATGGCAAAAGAAGATATGCCAATGCTAAAGTATGGCGTAACACTATGAGCCGTCATTATCGCAATCGAAAACAAGAAAAATCAACACAAAATGAGCCAGTTGTTTCAACAAATTGATGTTAAAACGAACCCAATAAAACCAAATATTGGTATAAATTTGAATGAAAAATTACAAATAGCTCTTAAAATTGTAGAATATTATAAACTAAAAGGATATACATTATTTTCCGATCCGGGGCATCTAAACATAGTATATTTTGAAAGTCTTAATCCTGATTTTTCCCTTAATAAAGATCGTATTGACGAATGGAATGATTTACGATGTGTTTTTGCATTTAACTCAGATGGCAATCCATACATTGTATTTTCTGCTGTGTGCACAACAGAACCCGGATATGCGGCAATGATTTCGCCTGAATCCAGAAAAATACGAGGCGTAGCCCGCATAAAATTTGGCCAGTACACCGCCTGGCGGATGGGACTTCACAAAAAAGCCCGCAGCCTTACGCCGCATCCAGCACTTGTGCAGTTTGGACCAGTGCCGGTGCATCGAGATTTCAACCAGGATGGATTGCGTACCGGTGATGCAGTCACTCAAGGTTACGGTATCAATCAACATGGCACGCATCCAGGGTACAGAGGAGGTGCCGTTGGAAAATGGTCATCTGGTTGTTTAGTTGGTCAATGGTGGCCAGAACACATGGCTTTTATTAATTTAATGGCCACCGATCCGCGTTATATTTCAAATAAAAAATTTGTTTTTACAACCGCAATTATCGCGGGCGATGACTTTATAAAATTCTCCTGGCAATGATTTTAGCCGCAATTGTGATCGTTTTGATTTTGTTATATCTGGCACTTTCTCTACTGTGGAATGCCCGATAGCGCAATTTTGCCAACATTGTTACCAACACTTTGCCAACACGCGCATAAAAAACAATGGTGCAAATGAGCAAATCTTTGCACCATGAGTGTTTTCAACCCGCTTACATGGTTCCAAAAGTCGCAAAAACGCGGCGGTGTAACATCCAGCGTTGGCAATCCGGCCAGCTGGCTGCTGGATCTGTTGGCGGGTCCGTCTAAATCTGGCGCCCTTGTATCGGACGAATCAGCAATCACATTAGCAAGCGTATACACATGTAACCTGATCCTTTCCCAAACCATGGGCAGCCTCAAAATTGGGCTGTATCAAAATTTACCCAATGGCGATGTGCGCCTGGCTCCCAAAAAAATAGAGCACCAAATCGTTGCTTCCAATCCCTCCACTCTCTATACTCCTTATACACTACGCTCCACCATGCAATTCCACCTCGGATTGCGTGGCAATGCGTATGCTCGAATTTTGCGCGATCCGCTTACAGGCCGGGTAAAAGAATTGAGGCTTTTGCATCCAAACTACGTGCGCCCTTTCTTTTTTGATGATGAACTGTTTTACGAAATTACCCCAAACCCGAACGGCGGCTATTCAAAAAACGAAATTATTCGGCCTGATGATATACTGCATATCAGGGCCCTAAGCACTGATGGCATTTTAGGTCGCTCACCGATTGCCGTTTTGCGCGATACCATTGGCATGGGCCTTAGTGGCCGCGATTATGCTGCGGGAATCATGAAAAACCAAGGAATTTTGCGCGGCATCCTAAAGCACCCTGGCAAACTTACTACCGATCAGGTGAATGATAATAGGGAGAGCTTCAAAAAGCCCATGCTTACCGGTGATTTCCCGCTGTTGCAAAATGGCATGGAGTTTCAAGCGATTACATTGAAGCCAGCAGATGCCGAGTTTATCAATACGGCCAAACTCACACGAACCGATATCTGTGGCGCATACCGGGTACCGGCCCACATGACAGGCGATTTGGAGAAAGCAACTTTTTCCAACATTGAGCAACAGAGCCTAGAGTTTATGCAGTATACCATGGCTCCCTGGAGCGAATGTTGGGAGCAAGAATTCAACCGTACACTGTTGCCGTATTCTATGCGCGGTGAATATTTTTTCAATTTTGATCTTGATAGCATGTTGCGCGGCGATACCTCTAATCGCACTGCTTACTACATGCGTGCCCGACAGTGGGGATGGATGAGCGTGAATGAGATCCGCAAACGAGAAGGCATGCCTTTCATTGAGGGCGGTGATACCTTCTTAACGCCACTCAACATGGTCGATAGTAATAACCCGGATACTGGCAATGCCATTACCGATAATAATACAGCCAATGCACCACAAGGACA